GCAGCGCCCGCCGTCACATCCCACCCGGACCGGCCGTCCTTCGCCGGGAACTTCGCCTGGATCTCGTTGAGCTGGTACGTGGAGATGCCACGGAACTCGACGGTGACCGAGGAGTCGCGCATGGCTTCCTCGACTGCCGTGATTTCCGCGGCTACCTCGGCAGCACCCGCGGCCTGCCCCATGCGGGCGATGTTCTTGCCGCCGAGCTCGTCGAGCTTGCGGGTGAGGTCGTCGTGCCGCGCCCACAGGTCCCCGTCCAGGCAGACGGAGACACTGCGGACAGGGCGCTTGACCTTCCCGCGCAGATCCTTGAGACCGACGCCCATCAGACGGACACCTCCAACGCGATAGTCGCTACACGACAACCATCCGATCCCCACCGCGCTGCCATTGCTGCCTGCCGCTCAATGGCTGCCATGCCCGCGAGCTGACCGCGATCAGCCGCGGACAAGGCTCCGCCCGCGCGGTAGGAGCCGAACGCCCCCGCCAGGTCCGGGCCGGATAGACCCCGGCGCTCGCAAGCATCCCGAAGAGCGACGCCCATCAGGTCGCGACCGTGGCCGGGTTGGACACCGAACGCGGGTCAGCAGTCAGCGTCATGGGCACGACGACCGTCTGCAGGGCGTTGGGCGCCGGCGAGTCGTACTGGGGCTCCCCGACCTGCACCGGGTACACCTCGACCTTGTCCGCGAGCGTGGCCGCGACGGAGGAGAGGATGCTCCGGCGCACGACCAGGAAGCCGGACGCCCGGTAGATCAGGGTGGTGTCGAGCAGCTTCTCGTTCGTGGCGTCACCGCGCACGTACTTGATCTGCAGGCCGTCGAAGTTGCGGCGCCCGACGATCTTCGTGTTGAAGGTGGAAGCCATCTTCGACGTGTCGATCGTGTCCGAACCGGCGCCCGTGGTCAGGCCATCCGGAGTGAGGCGGGTGTGCAGCGGAATGGAGCCGACTGCGCCGATCTCCGTCGCAGCCTTGGGGGCCGCAATGTCGGCGATGGTGGTAACCCACCACACCGCGATGAGGCCATCGAAACCGAGGTCAGCCATGGTGGTCAGTCCTTCTTGTCAGTGGTGGCGGGGGTGGCAAGGTTCGGGTTCACGCGACCGTCCTTCGTGAGGACGTCCCAACCGGGGAAGCCCGGGACGGCGCTACGAAAGACCTCCCGCGTCTCCTTCGTGGGGGCGTAGCGGATGGTCACAAGGTCGAATTCGTCGGCCACTTCTGGCCCCTTTCACTGGGAGGGTGGGAGGATTCGGGCATGGGTGATGGGCAGTGGATCTACTTCGAGAGCCCCGAAGCGGCAGAGGCGAAAGAGGCCGAGTTCCGCGCATTCATGCAGCCGGGGCGCCAGGTCCCGCTGCTTTGGGAAGACGGCGTGACGATGCTCGAAGTGGCCGATGTCCACCCCGATGGAGCGATTGAGGTCCGGAGCGCCCAGAACCCTTAGGCGCTAGTGCGGAAGCGCCATTCGACGGTGAGGTCGTAGAGGTCAGGTTCGGCGTCGCGGTCGATCGACAGCGGCAGCGCCGTCAGCTGCTCCGGGTACTGCACGACCCGACCCGCCACCGTCGTCCGCCACAGCCCGTACACGGCGGCCGTGAACTTCCGCATGGCGACGTCGGCGGCTTCCGGGGTGAGCCCGTAGCAGTGACACGTCCACGTCTCGTCGAGGCCGTCGTTGGCCTTCATCGTCGCGGCGTACCGGAGCCCACCGTCGGGCCAGATGACCACGAACGGCTTCGCGCCCACGTTCGCCGGCTGCTCGCCGATACCGACCGGGACCCCGGCGGTTGCGAGGACGGGGACGATGGCGGCGGTCAGAGCGGTCACAGCAGTCGTTCCGTGATGGCAGAGAGCGCTTCGATGAAGCGTGGCTCCTCGGAGTCGAGGGCCCGCCCGAGGTCACGGTGCGGCGGGTTATTGCGGGAGCCGTACTCCAGCAGGTTGCCCAGTCGCCCAGGCCTCCTGTCCTTGTCGTAGCCGATCTCAGCGCCCGGCGTGAGCGTGCCGCCGCCCGCGTGGGTGTCGTAGGTGATGGCCCCGGCTGCGTTGGCGTTGTGAGAAGGCGCCGAGGCAGCGACGTTGCGCTTCGCCTCGTTCTTGATGTTCAAGGCGCCCCTCTGGATGACCCCGCGGGCCTCCACCGACGCCTGAGCGGCGGCCCTCAGTAGGGCGGCAGCGAGGGTTTCGGGGGTGTCTATCACGCCACCTCCGAGCACGAAAGTCGGCGGGCGGTGATGTGCTCGCCCCGGTCCACCTTCTGCACCTCGACCTCGACACCAACCAGCGCCGGATCCGGCGAAGCGGTGATCGCCAGCCGGTGACCCTCGGTCACGTCAGTCACTGAGAACGGCACCGAGACGAGGTAGTCGAAGGTGAACAGCTCCGCGCCACCCGCCTCAGTCGTGCCACCTCCCCGTGAAGTCACCGGGCGCACCCGGCACGGACCGGAGTAGACGGTGGCGCCGGCAGGAAACGTGACCTCACCCGTCTCCGGGTCCGTCACGGGAGTGGAGCCAGCCGCCCGGATCGTGCAGGTGGAGAACATTAGGGACTCGGCGGCGGCCCGGGCCATCGCCATGTCCAAGAACGCGGTCACCAGCGCCGCCCGTAGCGCAGATAATCGATCAGCCCTGACTCGCTACCCGGCGCGCAGACCGGATCCTGCTGCGGCGTGATCGAGAACGCGCCACGACGGGCCGCGCTTGCCCGACCGCTCAGGAGGTCAATCTCGTCGCTGTTGGCGTAGAGAAGCCCAGACGAGACCAGGCTGTCGCGGGTGAACGCCGCGTCGTCCACCGACCACTGCTTGATGGCTTCCGGGTTCCGGAGGACCCGGAGTGCCATCGCAGAAACGACGCGAATGACCAGGCCGACAGACGTGCGGCCGTCAGTGACCCGCTGATCGAGGCTGGGAACGCGAGCGAGTAACTCTTCCCAGGTGTCGTCGAGCAGCGCCTGAGCGTTGCTCGTCTCGACGTCGGTGAGGGGTCGGAACCGCGCCTCTAGATCAGCGACAATGACTGGATTTGGCACGATTCCGCCCCCCTTCCGACTAGTCGATCGGGCTGACGTCGTCCTCGGTGACGAACCCGAGGCTCTTGAGGTGTTCGACCGAGTCCACGGAAGTGCCGTCCGGCACCACGTCGCCCTTGTAGAGGTAGACGATGCGGTCGTTGTCGGTGCGGACCGTGACCATCGGAGCGGAGACGCGCAGCGTCTTCTTGCGAGACTCAGCCATCAGGCCACACCGGTGATCTTGAAGCCGGCGCCCGGGTCGGTGACGACCGGAACGAAGTTCGCACGGGCGCGGAGCCGCCACAGGTCGCGGGAGTCCTCGCGCATCACCTTCGACTGCACGAGCTCGCCGGCCTGCTGGTAGCCGCCGCCGAGATCCTCGGTGGCGATGAAGCCGAGCTGCTGCGAGTCGAGCACCCACGCGTTCGTGCCGACACCGGCGGGCAGGTTCGCCGCCGACGTCGGGACGACCTGCAGGCCAGCCAGGATGGAGAACCGACCGGTGTAGACCGGGTTGTTCGCCGACTCCCGCGCCATCGCCGCGGAGACCACCGAGTCCGAGGCCAGGTACGCCCAGGTGGAGTCGTCCACGAGGAGGGTGTCCGGCTCGTAGCCGAGGTTCAGCGCCCGCACGTCCGCGACGGCCCGCAGGATGTCCCGCAGGATCGCCGGGGTCGCCGCCGTCCATAGCGCCGACGCCGCACGGTTCGCGGTGACCGCCGAAGCAATGACCGACACCACGGCCTGGTCGATGACCAGCCCCGCGGAGTTGCTCAGCTTCAGCAGACCCTTGTTGACCGGGTCCATGTTCCGACGCTTGATTGCCTCGTCGGTGACCTCGGTGTCCTTGCCCCACTTGGCGACCCGGGCCAGACCGGCCGGGCCATCCGAGATCGAGGACAGGGTGTACTCGCCACCGGGAGCCACGATCTCGGGAGCGGCGTCCGCGAAGACGCCCTCCACCTGCTCGTAGCCGACAGCGCCGCCGGTCGTCTCCTGGCGACCCCGCAGCAGGCTCGTGCCCACGTAGCGGAGGTCGCCGAGCGTCTGCAGCCGACGGGCGACGAAGTTGGGGTTCTGCAGGAACCGTGAAGCGGTGAGGTTCGGGTCCGACAAGGTAGCCGGAGCCGGGGGGAAAGCAGCGATGACTGATCACCTCAATGATCTGGGGGAGAGGCGATCACGCCATCTCCTAGGAATGGGTAAGGGGGAGGAGCGGGTGACTCAGCGCTGCATCTGGATGCGGCAGACCGCGGTGTCCGCGGCCGTGGTCAGGGCGACCCCGACCTGCTGACCGAGGGGCGGCGACGCAGAGGCGACGACCGTTCCGGCCGCACCCGCAATCACCGGGGAGCCGGCCGTGATCGCACCGGAGGCGACCAGGGGCAGCACACCGCCCGCGAAGATCGTGAGCTTGTCGCCGGAGACCGCATCGAACGCGGCCATCCCGACAGACGCCGTGGACGCGGCACCCGCCGCAGCGACGGTCCCGGAGCCGGAGACGGCCACGAGCTGGCCGCCGGTGATCGTGCCGGACGCGGTGAGAGTCAGCGCGTGACCCGGCTTGTAGATGGGCAGCTTTTCGGCCATGGGCTGGCCTCTCTTCCTTGAAGGTCAATGGGGCGGGCTGAGTTGCGTTCATCCCTGCGGGAAGAACCGGGCGTACTCCGCTTCCTCCTCCGCCTGGGGCGTGGAAGGTCGCGGTCCTTGACCGGGATCCGGTCGGGGCGTGGTCGGCGGGACGTTGCCCCGCCATGCGATGAGCCGGT